ACCCCCCACCCCCTCTCACACAGGAACACCCCCCGGTAGGAGTCCCAACCTACTTGCATAAAAAATAATTATTGTGTATAGATTGATAAGGGTGAGGGGATCAGGCGTCTTGCGCTGTCAACAAAAGATAGTCCCCCTCACCCGTTTACGGTTAATAACCTGCGAAAAGATATGAGTATATTGGTAGAACCTGAACTAGGCGTGGCGATTCCTGACGAGTCCCCATTCGTAGATCTAAGCCAGCGCACAGATGCAGCTAGTGAAACTGCCAAGGAACTTGCTGACCATGGGTTAGATGTAGAACCTACCAAGGAAGACAAGGATATCGCAGCTAAATTAGTCACGGCATATGCAGATGATCCTGAAGCTACCTCCAAAAAGGTTACTGATAAGAAGATAGCAACACTGACACCCGCCTCTCTGATACTTACAAACAATATTCTTCAGGAGTTTGGGCAGTCAGTAGTCAAAAGTTCACTACATATACGCCACCTTGTGACTAACAAGTTACTGTTAGAAACAGAAAACCCAGATCCTCGTGTACGTATGCGTGCATTAGAGCTGTTGGGTAAGATATCTGACGTTGGATTGTTTGCAGAGAAGTCCGAAGTGACCATAACGCACCAGTCCACTGATGATCTACGAGCTAGACTACGGGAGAAACTACAAAAACTCAGTACACCAGAGGAAAAAATACAGGATGCCATCGTTATTGATGGTGAATCTCTGGATGTTGACGCTGAGTTAGGACTGGAGAATGAAAAATGAAGGTTTTTTTACTTGTAATAAGTGTATGGGGGTTCACCGCAGAAGAGGAATGGGTGTATGTAGGCAATAATGTTGTTCTGGATGTGCTTATGACCCAAAAAGAATGTGATTCCATGGCTAAAAATTGGGTATGGAGAGAAAGAAACGAAAATTACAAACTTATAACCAGTTGTGAGCTTGCTAAACTACCCGAAGACCTTAAAAAACCTAAAGGTGAGATGTCGTGACATCTGAATTGGCGGTAGATTTCACTGAGGAAGAGGTTCAACAGATGTTGAGCAACTTGGATCAGTATACTTCGGACGAAATTGTAGAGATTGACCGCCTTGTTGATGAATTAAGCACCAGAAAAAACAACACAGCAGCCTATAATGACCTGATTGAGTTCTGTAAGCGTATGCAGCCTGACTATATCGTCGGAAAACACCATAGAATGCTTGCAAATATGCTTATGGACATCGCGGAGGGTAAAAAAGACCGTATTTGTGTCAATATACCCCCCAGACACGGTAAATCGCAGCTTGTTTCTATCTTTTTCCCTGCGTGGTTTCTAGGTAGGAATCCTAACAAGAAGGTTATGATGGTGTCACACACCACTGATCTGGCGGTGGACTTCGGGCGTAAGGTGCGTAACCTGATATCTACTGAAGAATACAATTCTATATTCCCCACAGTGAAGCTGGCGGTGGATTCCAAATCTGCTGGTCGTTGGAACACTAATGCAGGAGGTGAGTATTATGCGTGCGGTATTGGTTCCTCTATTGCTGGTCGCGGTGCTGACCTCTTGCTCGTTGACGATCCCCATTCCGAACAAGATGTCATTAACGGAAATTTTGAAGTCTTTGAAAAAGCATACGAATGGTTCACCTTCGGAGCGCGTACACGATTAATGCCGGGAGGCCGTGTCGCTATTATCCAGACCAGATGGCATATGGATGATCTGACAGGACGAGTTGTGCGGGACATGGGGCAGAACGAACGATCTGATCAATATGATGTAGTCGAGTTTCCGGCCATACTGGACATAATAAACAAGAAAACCAAGAAGTCAGAACAGAAACCACTATGGCCTGAGTTCTTTGACCTTAACGCGTTACTACGTACTAAGGCATCCATGCCTGCGTTTCAGTGGAATGCTCAGTATCAACAACAACCCACCGCAGAAGAAGCCGCGCTTATTAAACGTGACTGGTGGGGTATATGGAAACAGGAACATCCACCTGATTGTGAATATGTTATTATGTCTTTGGATGCGGCAGCAGAGGCACACAATCGTGCTGACTACACAGCATTGACAACGTGGGGTGTGTTTTTGAATGAAGAAGAGGACAATTATAATATTATATTGCTAAACAGCATAAAAAAGCGTATGGAGTTCCCAGAGCTTAAACAGCTTGCCATGGAAGAATATGAAGACTGGGAGCCAGACGCGTTTATCGTTGAGAAGAAAAGTTCTGGTACGGCCCTATATCAAGAAATGCGCAGGTCAGGTTTACCTGTGCAGGAGTATACCCCACATAGAGGTTCAGGAGATAAGTTAGCCCGTCTAAATTCCGTATCTGACATTGTAGCGTCGGGCTTATGCTGGGTTCCAGAGACCCGTTGGGCAGAAGAAGTGGTAGAAGAGATTGCAGGATTCCCGTTTATGAGCCATGATGACCTAGTTGATTCAACAGTTATGGCCCTTATGAGATTCCGTCAGGGGGGCTTCATACGTCTACCTAGTGATGAACCTGAAGAACAACGGTATTTTAAACGGCGTAGTGGCGGATACTATTAGGGGTTAATATTATGGCGATTGAAAAAGGGTTATATCAAGCTCCAGCAGGCGTAGATGAAGAGTTGCCGAAAGGTGAAATGCCACAGGCAGATCTGGAGATTGAGATTGTTGATCCAGAAATGGTTACACTGGACGATGGTAGTGTTGAGATAACCTTGATCCCCGGCAATGAGTCTGGGGGTATGTCGTTTGATGGCAATCTGGCAGAGGCCATGGAAGAAAGTGACCTCGCATCTCTATCCGAAGAACTCATTGGTCTTATTGATTCTGATATTGATAGCCGTAAAGAATGGGCAGATACATTTGTAGATGGTCTGGACGTTCTGGGATTTAAGTACGAGGAACGTACAGATCCTTGGGAAGGCGCATGTGGTGTGTACTCTACAGTTCTAGCAGAAGCAGCCATAAGGTTTCAGGCTGAGACTATGAGTGAGACATTCCCTGCACTTGGGCCGGTAAAGACAAAAATTCTAGGTGAAGAGACTAAGGAGAAGACTGAAGCCGCGACCCGTGTAAAAGCAGATATGAACTACGAGCTTACCGAGAATATGGTTGAGTATCGCCCGGAGCATGAGAGGTTATTATATAGCTTGGGTCTGGGTGGTTCGGCATTCAAGAAGGTGTACCATGACCCCAACATAGGGCGTCAGGTTGCGCTGTTTATACCTGCAGAAGATTGTATCGTACCATACAGCGCGTCACATATTGAGACTGCAGAGCGTGTCACGCATGTCATGCGTAAAACAAAGAACGAGCTTAAGAAACTACAGGTGGCTGGATTCTATCGTGACATGGATCTTAACGAGCCAGAGCCTTACCACTCTGATATTGAGATACGTAAAGCTGAAGAGGGTGGATACTCTCTGACTGATGACGATCGGTATGCACTGTACGAGGTACATGCTGATCTTGTAATTGAAGGATTTGACGATTCTGAAGAAGAGATCGGCAAACCATACGTAGTAACTATAGAGCGTGGGTCAGGGGAAGTCCTTGCGATCAGACGTAACTGGAACCCTGAAGATCCGCTCAAACTAAAGCGCCAGCACTTTGTACATTATCCATATGTACCGGGGTTTGGCTTTTATGGTCTTGGGCTTGTCCACATTATTGGTGGATATGCACGAGCAGGAACCTCCTTGATACGCCAACTTGTCGATGCCGGTACGCTCGCTAATTTGCCCGGTGGACTAAAGTCCCGTGGGCTGCGTATCAAGGGGGATGACGTTCCTATTGAGCCGGGAGAGTTTAAGGATGTGGATGTGCCGTCAGGTAGTATCCGTGACAACATCATGCCTCTGCCTTACAAGGAACCATCCCAGACACTTCTAGCATTGCTAGATAAAATCACTAACGAAGGCCGCAGACTGGGCGCTATTAGCGATATGAACATATCTGATATGTCAGCTAATGCTCCAGTAGGCACAACGCTGGCGCTCTTGGAGCGTACACTAAAGCCAATGGCTGCAGTACAAGCCCGTGTTCACTATGCCATGAAGCAGGAGTTCAAGCTCCTCAAGGCTTTGATGGCAGAATACGCGCCAGCCGAGTATTCGTATCAGCCTGTTAGAGGAGAAGTATCTGCTCGACAAGCTGATTATATGATGGTGGATGTTATCCCCGTTAGTGATCCTAACAGTTCCACTATGGCACAGCGGGTTGTTCAGTATCAGGCTGTCCTGCAGATGTCATCTCAGGCACCGCAGATTTACGACCTGCCACAGCTACACAGACAGATGATCGAAGTTCTTGGAGTAAAGAACGCAGACAAACTTGTTCCTATAAAGGACGATATGAAGCCCGCAGATCCTGTCAGTGAGAACATGAATGCACTTATTGGTAAGCCTATGAAGGCATTTATCTACCAAGATCACGAGGCACACATTGGCGCCCACATGGCGTTTATGCAAGACCCATCGGTTATGGGTATGATCGGACAGAATCCACAAGCACAACAGATAATGGCATCCCTGCAAGCCCATATTGCAGAGCATCTTGGGTTCAAGTACCGCAAGGATATCGAAGAAAAACTCGGTGCGCCACTACCAGCACCAAATGAAGAGCTTCCAGAAGATATCGAAGTGCAGCTTGCACGGGTTGTTTCAGAGGCTGGTAAGCAACTTACACAGGCAAATCAGCAAGCAGCCGCACAGAAACAGGCACAGCAACAACAGCAAGATCCTATCATTCAGATGAAACAAGCTGAACTGCAGATTAGACAGGCAGAAGAACAGCGCAAGGCACAAAAAGATGCCGCTGATATACAGATCAAACAGGAAGAGCAGAAACGCAAACTTGTAAAAGATATTGCTGATGCAAAACTTGAAGAACAACGACTTGAACTTGAAACGTTAGAAGTTGGCATAGACGCTAAAAAAGCTGGCGTAAAAATGCGGGCAGATAAACAGGCTAGTAGAACTAAAACAGAACTAGAAATAGCTAAAATAGCTACAACTAAGAAAGATTAATTATGGCTAAAACCGTCTTTGACGTGCTTAACGACAAAATCAACGAGGATAAAGCCTCTGCACTACAGTTTCTTGGAGGAGGTGGAGCAAAAGACTTCGCTCAATACAAGGAAATAACAGGTATGATACGAGGTCTAGATGCCTGTAAAAATTATATAGAAGACCTTTCGCGCAATCAAATGGAAGATGATGATGACTGAAGCAATTAAAAAAATTACTCCTGATGAAGATTGGGATGCACAACTACCCAAGCCTTGTGGATATCGTTTACTGGTAGCTTTACCTGATATAAGTGATACCTACGAAGGCAGTAGTTTGCTTAAGACTGATGACGAGAAACGCAAAGAATATATCATGTCGATCATGGGTGTGGTTATTGATATGGGCGACGCTGCTTATACCGATGAAGACCGATTCCCTACAGGCGCATGGTGTAAAGTTGGAGACTACGTAATGTTTCGTATGAACACCGGCACTCGTTTCAAAGTAAATGGCAAAGAGTTCCGTTTGATGAACGACGATTCTATTGAGGCAGTTATACCTGACCCTCGTGGGATTTGCAGAGTATAGGAGTTTATTATGGCGTTTCAAAAAGTAGAATATGAGTTTCCTGATGAAAAAGAAAATAAACCAGACATAGAAGTGGAGAGTTCCAGTGCCGTTGAAATTGACTTATCTGGTAAAAAACCTGCAGAACCTGCTCCAGAACCTGAGAGTAAAAGTGACACTCATAATGACGGATTTGAGATTGAGGTTGTTGATGATACGCCAAAAGCTGATAGAGGGCGTAAAGTCTCTGAGCCGCCGTCTGATATCACTGATGAAGAACTTGAAGAATACTCTGATAAAGTCAAAAACAGAATCAAACACTTCAGCAAAGGCTACCACGATGAAAGGCGGGCAAAAGAAACAGCCCTCCGCGAAAGGCAAGAATTAGAAGCGTTTGCTAAAAAGCTGGTAGACGAGAATAAGGAATTAAAAGGCACGGTTGGTAAAAATCAATCAACCATGCTTGAGCAAGCTAAACGATCTGCCACAGGTGAGTTAGAACAGGCCAAAGCTAAATATAAGGTAGCGTATGAGTCTGGAGACGCAGAGGCAGTTGTTGAAGCACAAGAAAGCCTAACATCTGCCAAGATTAAGGCCGATAGGTTAAATAATTTAAAACTTCCCGCTTTACAGGAAGAAGAAACTCCTGTTAACTTACCAACAGAAACCGCTCCACCGGTAGATACACGGGCTAGTGAATGGGCAGCAGCTAATTCATGGTTCGGGTCAGACGATGAAATGACCGCTCTAGCGATGGGGTTGCACGCAAAGCTTGAGAAAGATGGCGTTGCCATCGGAAGCGACGAATACTACGAGAAGATTGATTCTCGTATGCGCCAAGTATTCCCCGATAGTTTCGAGGATGCTGAAATAGAAGTTGAGAAGCCTAAAAAACAGGCAAATGTGGTTGCACCCGCTACGCGGAGCGCAGCGCCAAAGAAAATAACGCTAACGCAAACACAAGTGTCTATAGCTAAACGACTTGGAGTACCCTTAGAACTATACGCCAAAAAGGTTGCAGAAGAGATGAGGAAAAACTAATGGCTGAAAACCGTATTAATCGTGAAGAGACCACCCACGAAAAAACGACTCGTACTAGAGCTTGGCAAAGACCAGAGACACTGCCCTCACCGAATTCCGAGCCGGGTTACGCATTTCGTTGGATTAGAGTCGCCACGCAGGGGCAAACTGACGCCACTAACGTATCTTCAAAACTTCGTGAAGGTTGGGAACCTGTAAAAGCATCAGATCATCCAGAAATCACAATGGTTACTATCGAGAATGAAAAATTCAAAGATAACGTTGTGATTGGCGGTCTTATTCTTTGCAAGGCTCCACAAGAACTGATTGATGAACGCACCTCTTATTACGAACAACAAACTAAGGGACAGATTGAATCAGTTGATAACAACCTTATGAGAGAGAATGATCCTCGGATGCCGCTCTTCCATGAGCGTAAAACAAAAGTTACTTTTGGCTCTGGGGGGTAACATTAAACCCTTGTTATCTGGAGAAAAATAGATGGCATATCCTACTGTTGATGCCCCATATGGCCTCCGCCCAGTCGGAATGATTGGTGGTCATAATTATGCGGGTTCTACACGCAAGATACCCATTGCTTCAAACTACGGCACAGCTCTCTTTTATGGAGACGTGGTGCAGTACAAGAACGATGGTACTATCATTATCACCACATTACAGAATGACACTTCTGTAGTAGCTGGTGTTATTGGCGTGTTCATGGGCGTAAGTTATACTGACCCAAATACAGGTCAACTGACCTTTCGCCAAAGCTACCCCGGAAGCATCGTAGCTTCTGATATTGAAGCCTATGTATGTGACGATCCAAACGTACTGTTTAAGGTAGTAAATTGCACTAGCGCGTCTGCTGATGGCGCAACTGGTGGACTACTTCCTGCGTTTGTTAGCCGTGCTAACGCAATCTCCTGTAATGCGGAGCTTGTGCTTAACACTGGTGTAACAGCATCAGGTAACAGTCGCATGGGTGTTTTCATTAACAATGTAACGACAATCTTGCCGATTACTGTTGTTGATGTTGTCCCTGATACTAAGAATAGCGATGGTAATTTTGTTGAGTTTATTGTTAAACTTACTCAAGGCTATCAACGTTATCAACAAACCGCTGGCGTATAAGGAGGGGTAGACAATGGCTATTTCACGCGCACAACTACTTAAAGAACTCCTTCCCGGCCTGAACGCTTTGTTCGGATTGGAGTACGCAAAATATGGTGAAGAACACGCAGAAATCTTTGAAACAGAGACTTCTGATCGCTCTTTTGAAGAGGAGACAAAACTGTCTGGCTTCAATGCTGCACCAGTCAAAAACGAAGGTTCTGCCATCGAGTATGACAATGCACAAGAGGCATTCACCGCACGCTATACACACGAGACCGTCGCAATGGGCTTTTCAATTACTGAAGAGGCTATTGAAGATAACTTGTATGACTCATTGTCAGCTCGTTATACGAAGGCTCTTGCTCGTGCTATGGCGTATACAAAACAAGTTAAGGCAGCGAATATTCTTAATAATGCCTTTTCTAGTGGCACCACATACGGCGACGGCGTAGAGCTTTGCTCCACAGCCCACCCACTTATTAGTGGTGGCACCAACTCCAATGAGTTTGCCACTCCAGCCGATCTTAACGAGACTTCTCTTGAAGCTGCTGTTATTCAGATCTCTGGTTGGACTGACGAACGCGGCCTGTTAATCGCTGCAAGACCACGTAAGTTGGTAATTCCACCCAACTTGCAGTTTGTAGCAACTCGCTTGTTGGAGACTGAAGGACGTGTAGGCACAGCGGATAACGACCTTAATGCAATTCGCAATAATGGTTCTATCCCAGAAGGCTATACAATTAATCACTATCTAACAGATACTGATGCGTTCTTCCTAATGACTGATGTTCCAAACGGTCTAAAGCATTTTGTACGTAGCCCAATGGCTACCTCTATGGATGCTGATTTTGATACTGGCAACAGCCGGTACAAAGCCCGTGAGCGTTATTCATTCGGTGTGTCCGATCCGTTGGGCATCTTCGGTTCACCCGGAGCATAAACATATTAGAGGGGGGTGGCTTGCCACTCCCTTCTTTTTGATATACTATAATTTATTCCTGACAGCCGCATCCCGTGGCTGACACTAGCCACGACAGGAGATAGACATGGCTAATACTACCTTCAACGGTGCAGTCCGCTCCGAGAACGGATTCAAAGTTGTAACTAAAAGTGCCGCCTTGGGGACTTTTACAGAGCAACTGAGTGCTACAAGTGGTGGCTCTTTGGAAATTCAAAAGGCTGCTACATCTGGCAGAGACAATATTGTGGCAGCAGGAACAACAGTTGGCGCAAATAACGCCAGTCTAGGCACAGCAGCTACAATCTTTAATGTTACACCAAATGCACATGGATCTGGAATCGCTGACGCAGCTATCAACACCTTCATAAATAAGATTGGTGGAGATATTGTCACAACCATTCTTGTCGATCTTCATGGTGGGCTAGCATCAGGCGGCACCGCTAACGACGTTATCGGAACTGATGGCGGCGCAGCAAACGCTTATATCGCAGAATTAACAAAAGAAGTTAACGGCATTCCATATAAACTGGAGTTTATCTGTTTAGAGGTTCCAACTGGAGGTGATCCAGACATCAATCTTGTTTGTTCTGCAACAGGCACAACCGCTGAAAATGCAGCAACTACAAGTGGCACAGTTCTTTTTAACAATGGCGACCTTACACTTGGTCTTCATAACGAAGAGGATGCAGGCTCAACACTGGCAGCTTTAACTAAAAAGTTTTTGTATCTGACATCAGGTGACGCTACAGAAGCTGCTTATACAGCTGGCAAGCTTGTTATTAAGATTCACGGTGCGGCTTTTGATTTTGCTAATGGCTAATATTAACAGAGAGGGGAGTACCCCTCTCCTTTCTTGAAGGAGATTGATATGGGTCATAGCTCAGACATAAAAGCTAAGTTTATTAGCGATGAAAACGCTTCAGATGATGATCGCTTAGTAACCGCTGCAAGACCAAATACTAGCGCCACAATGGCTAACACCACTTTCGCTGGGGGCGGTGCTAGAAATGTTACTGTAACCACCACGGGTACAGGTGATAACGCGAAGACCTGTACAATAACAGGTACAGATGTTTTTGGTAACGCTATGACAGAAGTTATAACTTCTACTGGTAGCGCTGCCACCGTTGCGGGAACTAAGCTATTTCTTACAGTAACTGCCGTAGAGTGTTCAGCACAGTATGCTGCTAACATAAAAGTAGGGTCGGGCGATCTCTGTGCAGAAGCTATTAGCGGTAGCAACAGAGTTCGATTAAAAGGTTTTTCCATAGTGTCTGGTGGCACTGCAGGAACTGTAGAGTTCTTTAATAACACTCCAGAAAACGGTTCTGCGTTATTCAAATCTCGCACTATTGGAACAGATAATACTACTTTGGACAGAACAATACCTGCTGACGGTGTTTTGTTTGAAAACGGTATGACGGTTAAATACACGATAGCTACTATAGATATGATGACGTTCTTCCATGGCTAGGCGTAAAGGCACAATGAAGGGTCACACCATCGGTGGAGGACATAAACGCCCCACTAAATCTGGTGCTGGCATGACTAAAAAAGGTGTTGCCAAATACCGTAGAGACAATCCCGGCAGCAAATTAAAAACCGCAGTTACTGGTAAAGTAAAAGCTGGTAGCAAAGCCGCAAAACGGCGCAAGTCATATTGCGCTCGTAGTGCGGGACAAATGAAAAAATTTCCGAAGGCTGCTAAAGATCCTAATTCAAGACTGCGGCAGGCAAGGAAAAGATGGAAATGCTAGATGCCATATTTACAGTCCAATATACCATACTTCAAAGCTTGGGTTCGTAGAGAATATACTAAGAATTTAATGGAGTATCATGGCGAGTTCCTTCATGCCATGGTCGTTGCTGTAACTACCATGCCCAACCGCACTCTTAGTTTTCAGGTTATCTTCACAGGGTGTGAGTCGGATGATACCGATGAGCCTAACGTGCATGGTGGGGCTATGTGGGCTAGAATGCCGCTCACAGCGCTTGTAGCTGATGTGCCATACGAAGAGTGGCCCACAGAGTTACCACCTTACCTAGCGCAACCTTGGGACTGTATGTCTCATTATCATTCCGTATATAAGATTGAACGAGCATCACCAGCGCCTTGGATGGCAAAAGTGGATGGTGAGTTCTACCCTGCCAAATATTACTTTACTGTTGATTACACAGATAGTGAGGTTGCAGATGATCCAGCACAACACAAACAAAGCCATGTGCTTGAATTGCTAGATGCTGGCGAGTTTACAGGTAATATGGTAGCGTTACCTAATAATCGGGTGCGGGTTACGCATCCTGCGTGGTTTGAGACGGGCGAAGGCGCTCCAGACTTCAAACCAAACCAACATATCTACAATTCAAAAGAAGATGTGGATTATGTGTGGGATACTAACCGAGTGTTCAACAACCTGTATAAGGAAGAAGATAATGAGTAGTATGAAGAAAAAAGGTATGGCTGCTGGTGGCATGATGAAGAAAAAAGGCATGGCTGCTGGTGGTATGGCTAAAAAAGGTTACGCCATGGGTGGAGCCATGAAGAAAAAAGGTATGGCTGCTGGTGGTATGATGAAGAAAAAAGGCATGGCTAAAGGTGGTATGACCAAGAAGGGTATGGCTGCTGGTGGTATGACCAAGAAGGGTATGAAAAAGGGCGGTAAGGTCCGTGGTGTAGGTATCGCTTCTAAAGGCTTTCGTCCAGTTAAAATGGTTACGATGTCTAAGGGTGGTAAAAAGGGCGGCAAGAAACGGTAGTCTGGAGGTAGTCATGCACGAAAAAAGAGTTAAAAAAGTTGTTAAAGGACTTAAAAAAGCGTCTAAGTTGCATGCAAAACAGGCTAAGTCGTTAGGCACCCTACTCAAAAACAAAAAGTTCAAGGACTATGGCAAAAAGAAAAGACCCGCGAGTGGGAACAGGAAAAAAACCAAAAGGTAGTGGTCGTAGACTTTATACTGACGAGAATCCTAAAGATACTGTAGGTATAAAGTTTGCTACTCCTTCTGATGCTAGAGCTACAGTAGCAAAGGTAAAGAAGGTAAATAAACCTTTTGCTAGAAAGATACAAATACTCACGGTGGGTGAGCAAAGAGCCAAAGTTATGGGCAAAACCGAAGTCGCAAATATATTTCGACGAGGAAAAGAAAGCATAAGGAGGGCTAGAAAAAATGCCTAAAGACGCATGTTACCATAAGGTAAAGTCTCGCTATAAGGTCTTCCCTAGCGCATATGCTTCGGGGGCCATTGCGAAATGCCGGAAGGTTGGTGCCGCTAATTACGGTAACAAAAGTAAAAAGAAAGCCACTG